TGAGCAAAAATTGTTGAGTTCACCGGTCTAATTTCTCTTGTTTCAGGGTCAGAATATTCCATAGAGGTTTCTGCAGAAGAATATTGACCCCCCACATTATTGAATACTTTAATTCCCGAAACAGTTAGAACTCCATTTTGGTTTTGGATAATACTTTGTAGTTCAGATAAATAAACATTTTGTCCTAACTCTCTAATTTGTGGATTGAAATACGCAGAAATTCTATCTACAACCTCAGCGATAACCTGTCCTGAATTTTGTGCTGATGTTAATACAATCGAAACTTCGAGACTCAAATCAATAACTTCAGCGGTTAGAATCGAAATGTAATCATTCATCATTCTGTAATTGGACAAGTATGTCGCAACATTTTGCTTGAGAGTATTTGACACAATGTTTGTTAACCTCCCTGAAGTATCATAAGATAACAACTGAATTAAAATTTTATTGTTGTTTTCGGTTACCGATACTTTTGCCGGTGCCCCGAACTCCGAAGGCATGTTTCTAATTATTGATTCGTAATCTTGAACTGTCACCGCTCGTTTTTGTGCTGAGAAGTTGAATGATACATAATTACGTATTTCTTCTAGTGAAGGTAGTCCCGCTCCACCAATTGCAGCAGTCACGTTATTACATCTTAATGAATTTACAACTGAGGAGTTAGTTAATTCGGATGGTCCATTTACAAAGAACGAAACAGTTCCGATTTGTGTAATTACGTTTGTTCCCAAGTTGGTACCCAATCCTCCCCCAATTCTATATTGTACGAATAGAGTTGAATTTGGTGTTAGTGCCGAACCCAAAGATATGTTGTTGGAATATCTCTGTAAATCTATTGTCGCTCCCAACGTTGTGAATTGATTAAGAGCATCTTGTGCGGTATTTGTACCTCCACCAAAAGTTAACTTTTTGAATCCTTCAGGTGTATATTCACTTATAAATCTGTTTGGAGTTTGAATATATCTACCAACTTTAATACCAGGTTGGTCAGAAACTTTAGTTGGGTCTTCAACGAATACTCTATCTTCCGCCAGTGCATCTACTTCATACCATTTGTTGTTAGAACCCAAGAATTCTGCAGTAGTTGGTATATTTGTGTATTCAGTTCCACTCTTGAGTAAAACACTTGTTATACCCAATACGTTTTTTTCAGGTAAAAACAGTTCAAAAAATGGCTTAACATCATTTGGTGTGATAACTCTCTTAAACACTTTAGTAATACCATTAACAACAAGTTCTCTTTTTGTAATAGTATAATTTACTAAAACGTTATTAGCATTGAAGTTTGGTATCTTCAATCTATTTGGAAATCCTTGTGCATTGTACGGAGAAGTAAAATCAACATCATAGATGTTTTCGAAAACAATACCAGCTCCAGAAACTTGTGAACCTCTAGCTAAAACTCCGAGGTATCTTTGGTCTTCAGCGTCACCAAAAGCAGGAACCGTGATTGAAAAATCCACTAAAGAAACTGATGGTCTTTGACCAGGGAGTTTCAGTCCATAAGTTCTCGCAATGTTGTAAATGGAAGACCTTTGTTGGGCATATTGTAATACTGTTTCTTGAATACTTCTATCAATATGATAATGTAAGTTGTCCGCGACCGCCGCGTTTAAGTCCAAAAATACAGAAAATACCGATGCGTCATTAAAATCTTGAATTAGTTCAGGATAATATGTCCTTACATAATTCAATAATTCAGTTCTTATCCCCTGATAATCTCTTGTAGTATATGATATTGTACGATTTGCCATCTATATTAAATATTAATAATAACAAAATCACTTTGTGCAAAAGTAGATCTGTTGTTAGAGTAATCTATTCTAATTTTTGCAGTATATTCTGAAGTACCTTTACCAGGTAATCTATATACTGGAGATTCGCTTGTCCCTATTATGTTTTCACCAATCATAGTATCAACTTCTTCCATTGGGTCCGCAGGGGTAATTGTTATTTGATTTAATAAAAGATTTGGCATAAATTGTTGAACCGCATCCCTGATGTCTGATTGTATAGCATCAAAAGTTAGACCATCAAATGGTTCAAATAGAAACTCGTATAATCTTGTCCCAAATTCAGGCAGATAGTATCTACTTCCCTTTCTTGTCAAAAGTAAATGTATCAAGTCAGATTTTACCTGTTGAGCCTCTAATTGGGTTAGTTCTAAGTAGTCTCCCCGTCTCGAATCTCTGAAAGGGAAATTAAGACCGTATGTAACTCCGTTTGCCATAAAGATAAATATAAGTCCCTTGTTTTTCCTTATAAATAGCGTGAAATAAAAAATCCCAACGTTTGTTGGGATTTATTATTTAATTAAGAAGAACAACCGAAACAGTCGATTTCAATTCCTTCAGGTTTTGGTGGTAAATTCATACTACTATAATCAACCTTCGGAGTTTCTACAACAGGTTTAGGTTTTTGAACTTTTGAAATATCCAAAGCCAAATGTTTTGCCCCTGTCGAAATTGCCTTAGTTCTTACATAGTAACATAATGTTTTCAAACCTTTTTCCCATGAATGGAAGTGAGATGAAGTAATCTTAGACAATGTTGGGTTTGACATATAAATGTTCATTGACTGAGATTGGTCAACAAATGGTGCTCTGTCAGCCGCCATGTTAATCAATTCTTTCTGAGAAATTTCCCAAATAGTTTTGTATTTCGGAATTAGGTGTTCAATTCTTTTAACCTTTTTGTTGTAGTTCTTATCCTCAGGATCCAAATACTGATTAAAGTTAATATTTTGAATTGACCCTTCATTCAGAATGATTTCATTTTTCAAATCCTCAGACCAAATACCAATCTTTTCAAAATCATTAATCAAGTATTTGTTTACAATCATAATTTCACCTCCAACAACTCGTCTGTTGAATAATGCCGAGTGAGCTGGTTCAGTCATTTCGAACGACCCTGTAATCTTAGCGGAAGATGCCACAGGCATTTGTGCAGTAAACAAGGAGTTACAAACACCATATTCTTGTACATCTTTCTTCAATGTTTCCCAATCCAAGAACAAGTCAGAATCAGTGAGACCCCACATATCGAATTGGAAAATACCTTTTGACATAGGAGAACCTTTGAAGAACTCATAAGGTTTTCTAATACCTTTCTTACATAAGTCATTACTTTCGGTAACAGCCGCGAAGTAGATTGCTTCAAAGATGTTCTTGTTTAACGATTTAGCTTCATCAGAAGTGAAAACATAATCCAAAAGACAAAATACGTCCGCCAATCCTTGTACTCCAATTCCGATTGCTCTTTGTTCAAGACCCCCTTTAAGGCCTTTTTCTGTAGAGTAGTTATTTTTATCAATAACATTGTTCAGAGCTCTCACAGCCTTTCTTACTTCTTGAATCAACAAGTTGTAGTCAAACTTACCATCTACAATAAAGTTCTTCAATACAATAGAAGACAAGGTACAAATTGCAGTAGTCTTTTCATCCGTGTACTGATAAATTTCGTTACAAAGATTGGATTGTTTGATTACTCCAATGTTCTGATGGTTTGTCTTTTTGTTAGCGCTGTCTTTAGCACACAAGTAAGGAACACCAGTTTCAATTTGAGATTCAATCACCTTACTCCAAATTTCTTGAGCTTTAACCTTACGTCCAATACCCAAATCAACCGCCTTACGATAGTTTCTCTCATACTCGTCTCCATAACACTCTTGTAGAGGTTTGATTCCAGCTTTGATAATATCGTTTGGACAGAACAAATACCAATCTTCATTGTTCTTAACCGCTCTCATAAAGTTATCAGGAATCCACAACGCGGTGAACAAGTCTCTTGCTCTCAGTTCTTCTGCACCTGTATTCTTTTTGATATCCAACAAGTCGAAAATATCTTTATGCCAAGGTTCCAAATAGATAGCGGCACTACCAGGTCTTCTCCCTTGTTGATTAAAGAATCTCAATGACTCATTTACGATTTTCAAATACTTCAACAATCCACCAGCAAATCCACCTGAAGATTTAATACGACTTTCTTTACTTCTGATGTTGGACATTGATAATCCGATACCAGCCGCGTCAGATGAATATGTGGAAATATCATTCAAGGTTTTCAACAAACCATCTCTCGAGTCTGAGTTATTATAATGTAATACACAAGACGCCAACTGAGGAACCTTGGTTCCTGAGTTAATCATGATTGGTGTTGCTTTAGAAATTCGTTGACTTGATAATGACTCATAGTAATCAACCGCCTCTTCAAATGTGTTAGTAACCCACAATGCCACTCTCATATACATATGTTGTGGTCTCTCGATTACTTTACCTTCAGGAGTTTTCAACAAATACATTTCCTGCAAAGATCTCCACCCGAAGTAATCAAAGTTATAGTCATTTTCGTGGTTGATTACCTCATCAATTTTAGATGCTCCGTACTCTTCAATCTTAGCAATCAAATCATCGTGGACTACACCATCCACGTGTAATGTGTGCATTACATTAGAAAAACTTGGGTCAGTCTCTTTATGGTAAGACGATATCGCAACTGAAGCTGCTAATCTTGAATAATCATAATGACTACCAGTGTATGCCGCAGCAATTTCATAGACAAGCTTATCTAACTCTTTAGTAGTTATATTACCTTCAGTTGGTACCGAAGTGATTACTTTAATGAATATTTCGTCAGAGTTTACGGTCAACCCTTTCGCTGCTCTTTTGATTCTGTTATAAATTTTTTGGGGATTGAATGCAACATCTTCCCCACCTCTCTTTTTTATTTTTAATGACATCATAGGTATAAAAGTATTAAATTAAAAATCAGAATCAAATGATAGTTCTTCATTTAGTTTTGCTTTCTGATATTCCATAGTTCTTGACTCGAAGAAATTACCTTTTGTTTCTACCGCAATTTGTTCCATGAATTTGAATGGTTGTTCAACATTGAACTCTTTCTTACATCCGAATTTCACCAACAACTGGTCAGTAATAAATTCTAAGTATTGTTTCATTAAATTAGAGTTCATACCGATAAGTGAAACTGGTAGAGACTCAGTGATGAATTCTTTTTCAATCTCCAATGCTGACAATAGAATTTCTTTAATTCTTTTCTCAGATGGTTTGTTTTCACAGTGATTGTTTAATAAGTGAATTGCAAAATCACAATGTAGGTTCTCATCTTTAAATATTAGTGAGTTCGCATTACACAATCCT